AAATCATACGAACTGACGCTCGAACGGATCGATTCTTACGCTCTTGATGGCATCAAGGACGAGTCAACACGGGAACAAATCCTTGGAAGCGTTGCCAAACGATCGGCGCTTGTGTTTGGCTGGTCTGAACAGGGGGAAACGGCGTCGGTGTCGATTAACTTACTGGGTTCGATGCCCGATCGAATCTCGGAGATTCAAGTCACGGGAGAAACTGGGAAAGAGTGAATATAACAGTGTTTGTGCAGCATTGGGTGACTTATGGTTAGCATAAGGAAAACTTATGCCGCGACTGGCAAAAAGGATTGTTTTTCCTAGGGAATAGAAGGCACGATTGCGCGGCCTGGCAGCAACCTACAAACCAGTCTGACGGTGGCAGTGCCGTCGCAAACGCAATCGCTGGCACCTGCGGTCAGCCCTGACAGCGGCGAGTTTTACTCCCGCATCGGAACATCGCTTGAAGCGGTGAAGGAGCTTGGCTCTTGGATTGCCAGGAGCGGAGTCTTCAACTGCCAAAAGGATGAGCAAGGGAACATGATTGCCCTTGAGTGTCTGGCCACCCGCAAGACTCCGTTCGACTTCAAGCGCGAGTTTCATCTGGTCAACGGATCGTTGACGATGCGGTCGGATGCGATGCTTGCCGGTTACCGGACTCGCGGCGGCAAGGTCATTTGGAAGCAGTTCGATTCGACTGCCGCGATTGGCATCTGGAAGTACGACGGCAACGAATGCGAAATCGGATTCACCGCAGAGGATGCGAAGCAAGCTGGCCTATTACCCGCAAAGCCAGGATCTGGCTGGCAGAAAGATCCGTCGGCTATGCTCCGCGCTCGCTGCATCTCGAAGGCTATCCGCATGCTTGCGCCGGAAGTTGTTGCAGGCGTCTATGCCACCGAGGAAGCCGCCGACTTCAACACCCCATCAGCACCCGCTCAACCCACTCCGACGCGCCAGACGGTCAATGTGACGCCGGAATCGACCTTCTCGCTGACAGACAAGCTGGAGCAGATTCTCGAACCGCATGGGGACATCGCCAATGCGTTCCTGCTCTCGAAGAACCTGATCAAGGAAGGTCAGAACTTCCGCGATGTCTCGACCAAGGTGGCCAACATGATCGTGTCCGATCCTGATGGTTTCATCGCCAAGGCCAAAGCGTTCTCCAGCCCGACCATCGAATGAGCATTCTAAATCGCCACGTTAATTTTGACATGCCAGCCGAGAAGTATCACGCCGTTGATGCGCTCTCCAAAAGCATGATGTCCAAGATCCTCAAGTCACCGGCGCACTACAAAGCCGCGCTGGAGGAACACCAGGAGCCGAGCAAGGCGATGCAGCTTGGCACGGCGATTCACACCGCTGTTCTCGAACCGCATCTGTACTCGCAGGTTGTCGCCGTGATTCCGCCGGACATCGACGGTCGTACGAAGGAGGGCAAAGCGTGGAAGGAGCAGCATAAGAGCCGCATCCATCTGACGCATGCTGAGGACATTGATGTCCAGGGCGTGGCCAACTCTGTTCGTCGGCACCCGTTCTGGGACATCATTCATCTCAATCACAAGATCGAGGCCAGCGTGTTTGCCGAAGATGCCGAAACCGGAATCGCCCTTAAAGCGCGTCCCGATCTGTGGGTCGAGGATCATACGCTTGTCGATGTGAAGACCACCGACGATGCATCGCCCGAAGCGTTCAGCCGCACGATTACATCGTTCGGCTACCATATTCAGGCCGCGCATTATCTCGCCATGACCGGAGCCGAGAACTTCATCTTCGTCGCCGTGGAACGCAAAGCTCCATACGCCGTGGGAATCTATCGCCTCGACGCCGAATGGCTTCAGGCTGGCGAGAATTTGCGAAGGAAGGCTATCTCGACGCTGCATGAGTGCCGCGCACTGGACAGTTGGCCATCCTATCCAACGACAACCATCACACTTTCATGCCCAAAATGGGTGCTGAATAAATCGGAAAACTAAACCAAAATCGAAACCTAACAATTATGTTCCAAGTAAACCGTAAGGATGCCGGAGGCCGATACATCGATGCCGAAGGCGAGTACACCGTCACCCTCACTAAGGTTGAGGAGAATCTCGATCCGAAGGGCCGCGAGGTCTGCAAGGTGACGTTCACGACCGGCGACGGTGCCAGCATCACCGACCGTTTTCTCAATCAGGAGAACACATGGTTCCGCGTGAACCAGCTCGTCGCCGCCACAAACCACAATGTTCCAGACGGAACTCAGGTTGACTTCCTCGGCGTAAAGGGTAGCTACGCCAACTTCCTGAAGTCGATGATCGGTCTGGAGTTGGTCATCACGACTCGCTTCGAGGAGTACGAGTTCAACGGCGAGAAGAAGAAGACTCTTCGTCTCAAAGGCATGAAGGCCGTCGCCCCTGTCGCCGCCGAGGAGAAGCCGTTCTAATCACTCTCAGCACGGAGGGGAGCGTATTCCGCGATAACGCTCGCAACCAACCAGAGAATTCAAAACCGCATCCATGAACGTCAGACTTGTAGCTATCACAAAACCAACCATCGGCGACGGAACAATGACCGCCTCCGACTTCATCACGTTCGCCGCTCGCGTCAGCAATCCGTCGAACCAGATGAGCCTCCTCACCGCTCCGAAGTTACTGGCCTACTGCATCAAGCACGGCCATTGGAGCATCTTCGAACAGGCCAGCATGACGGTCGAGATTCAGACGAGCCGCGCGATATCGGCTCAGATCATTCGCCATCGATCGTTCTGCTTTCAGGAATTCAGCCAGCGTTATGCGCCAAGCGATGCTGCCGAACCTGTCGAGCTTCGGACGCAAGATCGTTCCAACCGCCAGGGAAGTGGCGATGCATACTCTCAGGATTGGGCGTACGACATTGTCGCTAGGTCGGTCGATATGGCGTTCAAGACCTATCGCACCCTGCTCCAAGAAGGCGTTAGCCGTGAGACTGCTCGTATGGTTCTTCCGCTCTGTACGCAGACGACGCTGTACATGACCGGAAATATCAGGAGCTGGATTCATTACCTTGAGCAGCGGTGCGCCAAGGGTACTCAGAAGGAGCATCGTCAGATTGCCGAGACTATCCGCGACACGATCTTCGCTGTCGAGTTTCCGCACATTCACGCGGCATTGGAGGATGCGAAATGAGCAATCAACCAATCAACGACGGAGGACCGGCGTTTCCAAGCGAGACAGAGTGGGGCATGACCCTCCGCGATTACTTCGCGGCGAAGGCATTGCAGGGCAATATAGCTCATCCTGAAGTAACTGGAAATCGAGATGATATCGCAAGGGATGCGTACAAGTACGCCGACGCGATGCTCAAAGCGAGGGGTGAGAAATGAGCGATCATATTCCTGACCTCACGAAAATGATCGGTGATACACCGAGGACGGATGAACAGGAACATTTTATCGACAGCGATAGAGGCGTTGTAGACTCCGGTTTAGCAAGAGAACTCGAACGCGAACTCAACGCGGCAAACCAACGCATCTCAAAGCTATACGACTACGTTGCCGCGCTTGAAACAGGAGGTGACTTGATGGCCCACGAACTCAGCTATGGATATGACGTTGATCTGTGGAACAAAGCCAGAGGGGAGGCCAAGCCGTGAACCATATTGGTGACGCCAACAAAAAGGTCAGTGATACACCGAGGACGGATGCGGCCATTTGGAACAGCCAAGACCGCTCATGGATGGATGGCACTCTGTGCCGCCAACTCGAACGCGAACTAAACGCAGCAAATGAACGCATTAATCGGCTGGAGGAGGCGGGGGATAGGATGTTCAGAATGCTAGAACATGATGGGTTCGAAAGCGTTGGTCAGAATATGTGGAAACAAGCCAAGGAGGCCAAGCCGTGAGCGCAATTCATTACGCCAAGACAAATTGGGGATTTGATTGGGGTGCGGCCAAAATCGAACGCTGCTGCTCTGATTTAAAGAAAGGATGGGTGGTTTTAACCGTCCAAACTCCGAAGCATCAAATGGGCAAAAACGAGATTCAAATCTACGTCACCAAATCTGGAAAGGTTCGCATCAGCGATAGAACTGGAGAATGGAAGAAACCAAAGGAGTCAAATCCGTGAGCGTAGAACAACGAATACTCATCATATCGGAATCTTCCGATTGCAACCACCCACGCGAACTCCGCGCCATCGCTTTTGAGGTTCGCAAGCTGGAGGATCGGATTAAACAGTTGGAGTCCGAGAACGACTCTATGCGAGCGGATCTGCTTCTGTGGGAGAATGGAGGGCCGTTGCCGTGAAGTATCAAAGCTACTGCTGCCAGAAGTGCGGAGAACTGATCGGTTGGATTGGTAGATTCATGTTTCCGTTCTTCCATAAATGCAGAAAGAAGGAGGTGAAGCCGTGAGAGACAAATACTGGGCAGTGATGCCATGCATACTTTTGATCCTGTTTGCTTTCGTGTTTTCAAACCTATTTGTATTCAGCAAAGGAATCGAAAATCTACAGCGTGAAGCAGTTCTCAAAGGTCATGCCGAATGGGTGGCCGACAAGAGCGGAAAGCCGCAGTTCAAATGGAAGGAGTGCAAATGAGCGAACCAATCTACTTTTCAACCAACAGCCACCCGATATCCAATCCAACGACCCAGATCATGCGTGTCGATCTGGATGGTGGATTCAAGGTAAACGAATCCATACCCGCCACAGACGCGGCGAAATTGGTTCTTGGACTGATGAAGCAGGAATGGCTGGCAGACGCACAGTGCGCCAAGATCCGCGAGCTTCAATCCGATGTCACCGAACTCGAAAACCGTCTCCGCGCTCTGTGGGACAAGCTCGAAGGTGAGAGGAAGCACTACATGGAGCATCTCCAGTTGAATGAAGAACTCGTTTCTGAAATTGAGCGGGAGAACGAACGGTTGAAAGAGCAGAACAAACGGCAAAATGAAGCGATTGATTCGCTGCGTGAAATGTATGCCAAGGAGGGAAAACAATGAGTGAAACACCAAGGACTGATGAAAACCGTTTCCATTCTGATATTGGAGGGTGGGTCTGTTACTCATCATTATGCCGACAACTAGAAAGGGAACTCAATGAAGCCAACGATCGGATCAAGCGGATGGAGTCATTCATCAACCGATTCCTAGATCCTGAAGATCTTGGCTACGTCGTAAACAACTACGTCCGAGATGATGCTCGTGAGGCTCTCGGGCGTGAACGAGTGGAGTCAAAGCCGTGAGCGATACCATCCAATGCGAGCGATGCTTTAGGGTGGCTGTCATGTCCAAGAGCCGAAAAACCTACGTCTGCACAATCTGCAAGCATAGGGAGAAGGTGAGGAAGCTATGAACGTCCCCATCGGCCCTGCCGCATTCATATTCAAGCACAAGAGAACCGGACAAGTCGTCGTAGTTTCCAACGAACGATGGCATGAATTGTACGACAAGAAGGACGACTGGGAACACACGACTAGCCTGAACGCCTGCGGTGCTTTGCAGTACATGATCGACGCCAAACCGGCTGAGAGAAACCGATACATCCAACGACTGAAAGAATAACAATGAGAAAAGAAAAGATGACGCGAGTCGTCACCATCGATACGCAACTCCATGACGACCTCAAGGAGTTCTGCAACCGCAACGGACTGAAGATCCAATTTGTCGCTCGGGAGGCGCTAAGGAGGTACATGGAAAGCCAGCACACGACGCAATCATATGCTGGCCAACCCATAGCTTCCTGCGCCGCTACAGCCCAGTAGCGAATCGCACCGTGTGGTGCGAACAATACCCTCCGCCTGCCATGAAGCGGTGGTCGGAGGGTCAAATTTCCTAAAATTATGAATCTGAGAGAATACCAACAAAAAGCGGTCGAGTGGGCCAAAGTTCGCGATGGGCTGATCATCGCACCCGCAGGCAGTGGAAAGACATGGATTGCCGCGTCGATCATCAAGCACTTCCATAAGAATGGAGCTGTCTTGCGATTCGGATGGCTCGCCCCAACCCGCGAAACATGCCAGCAAGCGCGCACGTCGCTCCGTGTCGCTGGAGTGCCTGACGAGATTGTCGAAATCCGCTGTCCGCATGACTCAGTGGACTTCAGCAAGAAGGACATGCTGATCGTGGACGAAGCGAAACACAGTCCTGCTGCGGGATGGCGTCGTATTATCGAATCCTGTGACGGTTCGCATTATGGCTTCGATGCCACACCCTGGTGCGATGATGAAGATCGAAATGCGGTGACGAAGATGCTCTTCAATTATCGCACCTACGAAATCAAGCGCAGCGATATCGGAGATTCATTGGCCGACGCCTACCTCGAAGTCAGCGACGCCACCGACCTGAACATTCAGCAGAAGATCGATGATAACATCGACCGGCTCTTCAACGCGCGGCGTCGGTACATGCGAATAACTGACGAAGAATTGAAACGTATGTGCGCTTGGGAATCGCTTGTGGACATCGGCATTTGCCAGAACCGCGAGCGCAATGCGTACGCCATCAACTACGCGCTGGAGCATCTGGACATGCAGACGCTCATCCTCATCCCGCGCATCACGCTGGGCGAGGAGTACGAAGCATCGATTCCGAATTCTCGGCTCGTTCATTCCAAGATCGGCAAGAAGGACAGGCGCGCCTACATGGAGGAATTCAAGGCTGGAAACCTGCGAACCATGATTGCCACCAGTCTGGCCGACGAAGGACTCGACCTGCCGA